GGATTGACCACCGCCAGCGGTTGCAGCAGTCGCTGGGCGTTTTGGTGTAAGTTCAGGATCGCCTGCTTGTCGGCCTTGGCCAGCAGGCCTTGCAGGGTGCGCCGGTCCCGCTGCGCGGCGTGGATCGCCTGGGTCTGGGCTCGGCCCTCGTCCACCGTCAGCACCAGGCAGCGGTTGAGCAGCTCTTCATCCACGTCGATAGCAGTGGTGGTCAGCAGGATCATCACCGGGCCTTTTACCTGGTAGGCCTGGGTCTTCAGTTCTCCGGTTGTGGGATCTTTGCCGGTGCTGGCGATGGTCAGCTCGCCCTCGGATTGCAGCAGCTTTAGCGCATAGGCAGCATTGCTCGCACCCTCTTCCTCGGCGATGGCCAGGATCTTGTGCTGCAGGTCGGTCTCGCCCATGTAAAACAGACTCTGGCCGGTCATGGCGCTGTATTTGATGCGATCCTCTTCCGGCACCAGAGCCAGTACCGCATCCATGAGCGAGGACTTGCCGGCGGCCGAGGTAGACTGGATGGTCACCGCCAGCGGCCGGTCGAGTTTGCGCGAGAGCGCGGCCAGGTAGGCCACCTGTTTGTTGGTCGCTTCGCCCACCACACCGCAGCGGGTCAGGTCCTGCTCGATGCGTTCCAGCAGGTCGGGGGATCGCAGCAGCGCCAGGGCGGCTTGGGTCGCGGCGTCGTCGAGGGTAACGCTCGGCTCCTTCGGGGCCTGGGCCGCTTCGATCCGTTGCGCCTGCAGCGCCTCCAGCTTCAGCAGCAGCTTGCCCAGGTCGGCCTTGATGACGCTCTCTTTTACACCCAGCTCGATCGCGGCCTGTTTGATAAAGACGCTGCGCGGGCGCTGCTGGTAGAGATCGAAGCTGTCCACATGCACCACTTCGCCTATGCCGTCCAGAGCGGGGCGCGAGGCCAGCAGGTTGATCTTCAGTGCGTCATAGGCCAGGTTCTTCTCCAGGCCCCGGATGCGGTAGCGACGGTCGCCCAGGGTGAGGGTCACCTCGCGATCGCTCACCTCGGCGGGGATCTCGGGCTGGGAGGCTTCTGGGATGACGGCGGCGGGTAAAGGGTCGGGTTCCGATACAAGTTCGAGATTGGCGACTAAAGGGGTGATGGGTTCGTCTGCGCTAACCGGTGCGGGTTCAGCGATCGATGGCGGTATCGACGACACGTCCACCGCTTCGGTGGTCACGGGCTTGGCCTTCCCCTTGCCCAGCCAGAGCGCACTGCGGATCACCACCCCCAGGCTCTTGCCCGTCGGTTTGACCTGGCAGGCGTACTCGTTGGCGTCCATCCCCTTGGGGAAGTGGATGCGGTAGCAATCGATCCCTTCGACCATCAGTTGCTTGGCCAGCTTCTCGGCTGCCGCCTCGCCGGCGGCATCCCGGTCGTAGGCGATCAGCACCCGCTCGGTGTTGTGTTCTTTAAAGGCCTTCAGATGATCCGGCGTAAAACCTTCGATGCCGTAGCTGGCGGTGACGTTTTTAAAACCGGCGCACCAGAAGCTCAGGGCGTCGATCAGTGATTCGCAGAGGATGATCTCCTTCGAGGCCTGCAGGGCGGCCTCATTCCAGACCCCTTGATGGGGTCCCGGCAGGTAGAGGTGCATCGGCGTGCCTTTGCGCAGGTGGTCGTTGAGCTTGCGGCCATAGACCTCGGCGACCTGTCCCTGGGGGTCGAGCACCGGGATCACCAGCGAGCCGCTAAAGTGTTCGTGACCACTGCCGCGCAACAGGCCGATGCGCTGCAGCTGGCCCCGGATCGCCGCACCCTCCTTGCGGTTCTTCGCCGGCAGCCGGTAGCCCAGGCCGCGGTTGGCAAAGCCCAGCTTGAAGCGATCGATGGCCTCGGCGTCGGCGATGCCGCGCTTCTCCAGGTAGGCCAGCGCCTCCGGACTCTGCTTCAGGGTCTCGTGGTAGTAGTCGATCACCTGATTCAGCAGCCGCGCATCCTCGGCGCTCGCCTCCAGCGCCGTGGGCAATTTCCGTATGGTGGCGTGTTTCACCGGGCCACTCTCCGCGACTAAAGAGGGACTGTAATCCGCCAGCAGCAGCTCCACCGCGTGGCGGAAGCTGACCCCTTCGGCCTTCATCACCCAGTCGATGACCGATCCTCCGGTTTGGCAGGCCCCGAGGCAGTGCCAGAGATTCTTCTGCGGACTGATCACCAGGCTCGGTTCATGGTCGTCGTGGAAGGGGCACAGCCCGATCAGGTCTGATCCGTGGCGCTTGAGGCTGATGCCCATCCCCTCGACCAGACGATGGAGGGAGACTTCCTGTTTTAGCCGTTCGATCTGCTCTTCCGGGATGCGGGCCATATCGTCTCCTTTTCGGGATTATCGCCAAAACCCTGTCAATAGTTCAGAGTATAAAATAACTCCGTTGCATAGTACTCTCATATGGAGTATTGTCAACGATCACGAACCGATGAGGCAAAAAGTGGGGATATGCTAATGGCGTCGTTATCTCAATGGACTTACGCCATGACCGTTCAAGACAACTCCTTCTACCAGGCAATGGGCAAGCGGATCGCACAGTTCCGCAAGGCCCAGAGCATGACCCAGACCCAGTTGGCCGATGCCTTGGGTATCGCACAGCAGACGATGGCGCACTATGAAGGGGGTCGGTTGCGGATGCCGGTAGCGTTGCTGCCTAAGATGGCAACGCTGCTGGCCGTGTCCATCGAGGAGATTGTCGGCGAACCAGCCAGAGCAGCTAAAGGAAAGCGGGGGCCTACACCCCGCTTGCAGCGGCAGGTCGAGCTGATCGGTCAGCTACCCCGCGCTAAACAGAAGTTCGTGATGGAGATGCTTGATGCGGTAATACAGCAACAGGCGTCATAAAGCGCTGAGCCAAGGTGCTGCGAACACCAAGGCTCAGCTGACCACCACCCAACTAACCAGGAGTTGAGCAATGGCTGATGACCATTCTACGGGCAAGGAGCGCCCGGTTAAAATCCCCAACCAACGACGCATCACCGTCGGCAAGACCTTCTACGACTATCCGCCTCGCCAGGATGAACCGTTCCGGTCATCGGGCCGCTCGGTACCGGTGCCCTGGCTGCAGATGAAAGGCCGATGGCTGGCCCAGGCCGGGTTCGATATCCGGATGCCGGTGCGCATCCGCGTCATGCACGGCTGTCTGGTCTTGACCGTCGAGGAGGATTGAACGCAAAAGCCCCGCTCTTTGCTGGGCGGGGCTTTTATGATCTATATCCTCTTCCTTTTCTTCTGTTCAGTCAGTAAAGGGCTTCGACCCCTTTAATCATTATCCATAAAGGGCTCTGACCCCTTTAACTGAATGGCATTGACTCTGACCCCGTTTCACTCTGCCCCCTTTAATCCATTCTTTGTGCATCGTGTACATTTATTCCTGTTCGTCGTCGAAAAAATAATTATCGAGATATAAAGGCACTCCAAATTTCGCAAGCTCTTCAAGCAGTTCAACAGAAAATGTAGGACCTCCATCAAAACTATTCTGAAAATGGGCACACCACCAATACATATCAAACTGGCTATAGCATGAAACAATTCGATCTTTCAATAATGACAGATCGCCAAGTACAGTTAATAGTCCATCTTCCAAAGAATCCCATTCGTTACATTGAGTCGAGTCTACTGTAGAACCATCATATGCCCATAGCGCTTTTCTATGCCTTTTTCCCTGTTCATTTCCAAGCCGAACCTGACAAGGAATTAACCCAAGATTTTTTGTAACGTCAGAGGGTACTAATGAGTGACCTTCGATCCTAAATTGAACGGTATACTTATGCATAAATATCCACCATTACGTAGTAGCTGCACCACCAGTACACACGGTTATTAGTATAAATATAATTACTCCAGCAGCATTTCTCACAGCCTTCACTACCTGTTGACAATTTTCACCACATCCAGGCGACGGGCTTGGTTCAGGCTCAGGTTCAGGTTCAGGCGTTGGTGGTGGTCCGCCACACCCGTTCTTTCCGTTTGGTTTGCCGAGTTGCACCCACTCTGCGTAAGCCTCAGCTAAATCTTCTCTAGAAGCATCTGGATCACCGCGTTGTTTTACGCATTGATGAAACCAACGCTGGAAATTTCTATCTGTATACTCCCACCATTGGCCAGTTTGTCCACCATGTCTGGCATACCCCAGTGGGTCGATATAGCTGAGTGGATTGTTACCGACATACGCATAGGTATTGAACCCACCGTCAAGACCGATGGGATCACTCTCCAAGTAACGCCCGGTGCTGGGGTCATAGGTTCTGAAGTAGTTGTAGAAGTTGCCGGTTTCTTCGTCGAAGTATTGTCCCGGGAACCCCAACGGCATCTCAATCCGCGCCGTGGTTACGCTCTTCTGCCCAAAAGGCCTGCGAATGGCATCCCACACCAAGGCCTGGCTACTGTCCGTCGCCTTCACCACCGCGCCCAGGTGGTCCGTATGCAGATAATAAACCCCCGCCAGGGCTGGCGTCACCAGCGCTAACGGCTGCCCTTCGAGATAGACATATTCCCGGATCACCTCTCCCTGGGCGTCGTACTCACCCAGAAGTTCGCCATTCTCTCCGTAGCGATAACGGGTAATCGTCCCGTTGACATTCTTTTGGATCCGCTCGCCCCTTCCGTTGTAGAGGTACTCCGCCTGCGTCCCCGTCTTCGTAAAACCGGTCATCCGATTGCTGGCGTCGTAGCGGTAGCTACCGATCAGGCTCGCGATCGTGTTGCCCGCTTCGTCGTAGCCGCGACTGTCGGTGGTAGCGCCTAGGATCTCCTGCAGGCGGTGGCTGCCGGGGACGTAGTGGTAACTCCGGGTCTCGCTCCCCTTGGTGAGACTCAGGCGGTTGCCGGTGGCGTCGTAGGCGTAGCCCAGATCCCCGTAGGCCCCTTCGGCACTGATCAGGCGGTCGAGTTCGTCATAGCCGAAAAGTTGGTCTCGGCCAGTGTTCAGCAGGTCCTGCCACTGGGTGATATTTCCCGTCGGGTCGTACTGATAGCCGCTCTGCAGGAGGCCGGGGATGGTCTGTCCTGTGAGCCGGTAGTCCTGGTCAAAGCTGCGGCCGAGATGGAGGCCATTGCCGTAGTCGAAGGACTGGAGGGGGCCGAAGGGTAGGTATTGGAGGTTTTGCGCCAGAGGCTGGCGGGTTCCGTCGGGCTTGGCCAGCGTCAGGCTGTTGAGCCGGCCCTGGGAGTCGTAGCCGTAGAGCACCGCCCGGCCCGAGGGGTAGCTCAGCCGGGACAGGCGCCCGGCGGCGTCGTAACCGTAGCCGAAGGCGGTGATGGGGCCGCGGTGCGGGTCTTTCCGGTGAGCTGGCCGAAGGCGTTGTAGCCATAGGCGGTGGTTCCGCCGGCGTCGGTCATGCTCGTGAGCCGGCCGAGGCCGTTGGCGCCCTGGTCGTAGCCGTAGCTCACGTCCAGGGCGCTGTCGGGGTAGTGGACGGCGGTGAGGCGGTTGAGGGCGTCGTACTCGTAGGTAACGGTGACGCCCCGGGCGTCGGTCTGGCTGAGCCGGTTGCCCGCCTCGTCGTAGGTGTAGGTGGTGGTGCCGGTGTCGGGGCTGGTTTGGCTGAGGAGGTTGCCCAGGCCATCGTAGTCGTAGCGGGTGGTCAGGCCGTTGGGGTCGGTGACGCTGGCGAGGTTGTCCTGGGCGTCGTAGGTGTAGCGGGTGATGCCGTCGAGGGCGTCGGTGCTCTGTTGTAGCCGCTCCAGGGCGTCGTAGACCTGGCGGGTGGGGTTTTGCCGGGGGTCGGTGGTCTCGATCAGGTTGCCGTTGGCGTCGTAGGCATAGGCGGTGCTCTGGTCCTGGGCGTCGAGGCTTTGGATCAGGCGACCGAGCTGGTTGAAGGCCTGGCGCTGGCGATTGCGCAGCACGCCGCCCGCATCGGTGATGCGGCTCTCCAGGCGGTGACCCATCGAGTCCAGGGTGTAGTCGATGCGGTTGCCCTCGCCGTCCTCCAGACCGATGAGGCGGTTGGCGGCGTCGTATTCATAGTTCAGGACGCCGCCGCCGGGGGCGCTGACCCGGATGAGATTGCCCGCCGGGTCGTAGGCATAAGCGGTGGTGCGGGCGGAGATGCCGTCGGAGAATCTCTGTGTCAGCAGGCGGCCCCGCCGGTCGTAGCTGAGCCGGGTGGTCAGGCCGTTGGGATCGACAACGGTCAGGGGACGGCCGGCGGCGTCATGGGCGGTGACGCGGGTTTCATGGCCCAGGGCGTTGCGCACCAGAATACGGTTGCCCCGGGTGTCATAGTCGTAGGTGGTGATATCCGCCACATCGGTACGGGGGCCGTCCACCGTGGTGACCAGACCCTGCGTGGTATAGGTATAGCTCGTAGTGCGCTCGGCCTGGACCGGGGCGGCGCTCAAGCCCAGGGCGAAAACGACAGGCAGGAGTATCCCTGGGGTTTTTAACGGACGAAGGAGAGACATGTCACAATCCTTGAGTATGGGTCTTGTTCAGGGAACCGGTATTTCGCTTTTGCTGAGCAGGTGGCCGGCATCGTCGTAGCGGAATTCCGTTATCCTTCCGGGTTCCGTGATACGAACGGGCTTGTTGAAACCCCCATGCCACTCGGTGGTGATGGTACGGGACTTCTCGGTTCCGGAGGCTTCGGTGCGGCTCAGTTCATGACCGGTTGCATCACGTGTGTAACTCGTCGTCACACCATTCCAGTCGGTGCGGCTGGCGATATGTCCATGAGCATCGTAGCTTCTCAGCTGATCGTCCGCATGCCCGCAGGTATCGCAGCGGTCTCCTGTCACCTGTACGAACTTCAAGGCATCCTTCACGAGATCAAACCGATAGGTACGCGTCCCTCCCTGCCCATCGCTCACGGTCGTGGTGCCATCCTCGTTGTAGGTGAATTCGTAATGCTCCGCACCCTCCGCTCGTTCGTTCATGACGACGCGGCCCTGCGGATCATACGTCCAAGTGGCAATGCGATGATCGTTTTCATCAACAATGCCGGTCAGTGAGTTGACGTGATAGAAATCGTCATAGAGGTACTTGCGCACACTGTTGTCGGGATAGGTCACCTGAATGAGGTTTCCATAGGTGTCATAGTCATAGGTGACCGTCCCATCGGGACCGGTGACACTCACGATACGGCCCTGCGTGTAGCTAAAATTCAGTGTGTGCCCGAATGGACCGGTGACCGTCTGCAGCAGGCCATCCACATACTGGTAATGTGTTTTCTTACCGTCCGACGCGCTCGAATACTTGAGATGTCCGTCCGGACCATAGACCTCCGTCGATCTATCCGCAAGCGTCAAGACCCAGTCCTCACCCTCCTCTACCAACTGGATCGAGGGGCTCCCCTCATTGATCCAGGCTCCATTTTCGTATCTGAAGTGGTAGGTGTCCCCATTAGCACGGATGATATCGTGGGTGATGGCTGTCAACGAGGGCCCGGCTTCGGTATTGGCAACCTGTATGACAAGTTGCGCCACTACCTGGCCACCGGCGGAGAGTGCGCAGGTGTTATTCGCATAGCTGAAAACCGCATCCGCCACCTTACCGGCATAGAGCGATGCCTTTATGCTTTCTCCGCCCTGCAGACAGGCCTCTTCCCGAGTTGCATAATAGCCGGAGTGTATGATGGGAAGCCGGTGCAGATGCTCCGGGTCCGGCGGCGCATCGATTTGACTGGAATAGCTATGCCTCCAGTTGAATCCAATCCTTCCTTTGGCCTCATTCATCGCATTCGACTGGTAGTACCGTGCGAATGACAGGCCATGCCCCACGTCCTCTATGTCCGTCTCCCTGAGAAATACTTTTCCGGTCGCCGGATCACAGGGATCCCCCTCACACATACCGGGTTTCCCCTGGGGATGCGCTGTTACGAAGTAGACTGGATTTTGGTATATCTTAGTCGGATAATTGATTACGTAAAATGTTGACGTACATCCCTCGCATCTCTTTTTTTTCGTACAATTGCGAACGTATATTCTAAAGCCTCTACCGCTGACTGTCTTGCAGCCTCCTCCATATACTTCCGCTATCTCCCCAGCAACCTGCTGCGCCATTTCGGCGTGTTCAGATACGCCTGCATTATCAGGGCCTGTCACGCAGATTCCATCCAGGTACTGGTGCAGCACACCGCTACAGACCATATCCGCCACAGCGGTGACACTGTTGAGTAAGAAAATAGAAAACAGAAAACCTGAAATGAATGTCCGTCTCTTCATGCGAAAGATGCCTAAATGGATTTGAACAGAGTGTGGTTTACCGAGAGGAGAGATCTCCGGTAGGAATGCTCACTTCCTCCTTGAAACCTTGTCATTTAGTGTTTAAAGAATCCCTGGGATCTAGCCTAACCTTACGACAGGTTATTAATGGGGCAACGTTGTACCAAAAAGCAACCACGCTTCCAAACGGAAACGGCTTTAACTTCAAGGCGGGGTGTGACGAAACAGAAATGACACGACATTCCATATCAAACACTTTCCTTAGGTAGATCGCAGATAAACATGCCACAAGCGGCTTTACGTCGGTTATGATAATCATGACATGGGGCGACTGTCAAACAGGGAGGTCTGGCGGCACCAGCTTCTTATAGCCCGCCACACCCACCAGCGGTACCGGCACCGCCAGGTCACCCAGTGCGGCTACCATCACGCCGAAGGTGCCTTCGTTGATCGGGTCCGCGCTGTGGGACCTATGATTTAGCTGTTGCAACTGATCAGACATAGCAAACGTTGTTTGTCGTGTCGATCGTGCAAGTGCCGCCCACCGGGTTGACCGATGCATTCATATTGGGTTCCGCCAACTTCCCGGACTGCACCTTCGCCCCCTCGGCGACGATCCCAAAGTGGCCGTTGTACTCCGGCGGGGTGAGGTCGGAAGGATCGCCGAGATGAAGCGTGAAGATGTTATTGGCATACGCTTTTACGAACATGAGCGGTAGGGTCCAGGCGATCGGCCCGCCCCCGGGGTCGGTGTAGACATTCCCGTCCACCGTTGTCGAGTAGGAACTCTCGCCGTTGTTGGACCCTGTATCCGACACGCCCGAGACCGTCAGGAGATCGCCGATCTGCAGGTTTTGGCACTGGCCGTTCACCGTTGTGAACAGCGTGCTGTAATTCGAAGGCTCATTCTCGACAAAGGACCCGGATTCATTCCCTCCTCCGCTCACCGTGCTCCAGCCGTGATAGTACCAGGTCCCGGCACAATCCCATCGGATCACCGGGATGCCGTTCAGGTACAGCCCTCCGTGCCACTCCTCGGCCCGGTTGATGGTGGAGTTCGAGGCCATCTCCGAGATCAACGCCACCTGCCAATTGAAGGTGGCGTAGCCCGAGCAGGCGTTACCATTCAGAGTGTTGCCATTCGGCGGCGCGGTGAAGTTGACGCTGGTATTGCCGGCGTAGGTCGCCGAGCAGCTGTCGTTTTCTGAACTCGTTTTTGAGTGGTACACCCGCAGGTCCAGAATATTGAGCTCTCCGTCATGCCCCCAGTAGGCCTTGATCACCTGCTGGTCGAACTCATCCAGGCCGCTATCGAAGGAGGAGTCCTGCCAAAGCGATACCCCCGAGATCGACCCGTTGCTGGAGTACGACCCGACATCGTAGGCGCCCTCGCCACAGTAGGACCCGGGAGGGTTTGACGGGGTGTACTGGACGCTGGCAACGCTCATCATGCCGCAGGCATAGCCTCCGCTGGGCTGAGAGCCCCAAGAAGCATACTCATGGACGTACAGGTCGGCGGTGTCGATCAAGTATCCATGGGCCACGCTGAATGCAACATCGGTATCATTACCCGGGATGGCATCCCGGGTTGTGATCGCGAGATCGACGATTCTCGTCAGTGTGGCCAGGTAACCCGGACGTGCGGGCAGGCTGCGCAGATTGAGCAGGACCGAGGAGCCATCCCAGTTCTGGCAAAGGTCGTCATAGTCGAGGTTCTCGGAAAACACCTCACCGAAGTTGCCGAGGTAAATCTGCCGATTCTTGATCCAACTGACAGAGTCCTGACCGAACAGGCCGAAGCGCCGTTCGACATCGATCGTCCACTGATCCCCCGTAGGATAGATCTTCATCAGCCAGGGCCGATCCCGGTGGTCGATGTAGATGAATCGGTTGCCGCCGAGGTTTTGCCCGGCGATCTGTTTTGTTCGGCCGGCCAGGATGGCGAACGTCAGCCACGAGAATCCTTGCGCCGCGTCGTAGGCCGCCATCGGCATCGTGAGGGGCAGGCCGGACTTTTTCTTGTTTCTAATGACGACGGTCGAGCCATTGTCCGGCTGCAGATAGGTCATCGTCGCATTGTTGGGCAGCGTCAGGGTGCCGTTGCGCACCAGACCGTGGTAAGGCAAGCCCCAGTATCTCACCGCCCCCTGGGGGATCGGCAGGCCTTTAGGCTTCGGGATCGGCATGGATCACGTACCCGGAGTTTCCCGCGGCATCCGTGTAATAGGTCTTGTTGTACGGCGCCCAGGCAAAGGCGAAGAGCCCGCTGGTGTCATACAGATACCTCGAGGCATACAGGACACGTTTGGTTTTATCTTCCGTGAGCGGGAACGCCAGGCCACCCTGGGCGCTGGCTTTGACGACCGCCGCCTGGCCCTTCCCCCGGGACGCCTTGATCTCATCCCTGGGCTTGGGGGGCGGCAGCCCGGCCTTCAAGCGTGCCTCGCGCCGGATGAGCGCCTTGAGGTCCTCGACGAGACGTTGGGTCTTGCTCATGGCCATCAGAGGGCGGTCTCCAGGATCGAGTTGCTCTGCAGCTTCACGTCGCTGTAGGTCCCGAACGGATGGATCCCCTGGTCACCGCGGAGGTGGATCGAGATCGGCGTGCCGCCATTGAGCGTCGCGCCCACCTCGAGGGGCGCGCCGGCCACCGCGGTGTCGAGACCGGCCTGGGAGGTGGACAGCTTAAACTCGCTTGCCACATGGATCGTGTCCAGACACAGCCAGGTGACGCCGTTATCGATCAATTGAGACCCGAGGGTCGTTGGCCAGGTAGGCTCGCTCACGCCGCTGGTTCCGGCAGCAACACATTTGTATTTGTAGCCGTTGGCCACTGTCGGTTGCACGATGTCGCCGACGTTGTAGGCCGTGGAGGCCGCCCACGGGTTGATCGCCGTCACCAGGCTGAGGGTGATCGGATCCGTGCCCGGATTCGACTCCGCCTGGGCCTTCTTCGCCGCGTTGGGGCAGCCGAAGTACAGCAGGGCGTCCACGGGGTTGCTCGACCCATCCTCCTTTTGGGTAAACGTCCGGCTCACCGCGGCTTGCGAGAGCCCGGAGTCCAGAAAAAATCCAGTTTCGATGGCCATGTCTGATTGCCTCTCTATGAGTAGATCAATTTATCGACCGGTAGGGTGACCTCCACCGATACCGGGTCTGCCTCCACCTCCACCGCCTGGCGCAGTTCCGACTCGATGGCCGGTGTCGGGAGAATGAATTGCACCGGATACATCTCGGCGGTCGGCGCGTAGACGTTGAAAGGTTGGGTGTTGTAGTTGTCGTAGCCGTAATTGGTAAAGAACCCGGTCCACTCCTCATCGAGGGTCGGGCTCGCGATGGAGCCGCCGATGTGGGTGTGGGTCGCCCCGGCGCTGAACCGCATGTTTCGTCCTTCATCCGGCGTACCGACATCGGAGTCCGGCTTGTTCAGTGAGCCGACGTTAATGACCTCCCCCGCCCGCTCGATCGCCGCCGCCCCGGGACGGAACAGGGCCAGGGTGATGCTCGTGGTGGCGTCGCCGGTCTCGATGTCGCCGGCGTGGAGCACCTGATAGACCTTGCCCGCCGCCTCCAGGTTGTCCAGGGTCACCTCGCCGCGGTGATGGCGCTCGATGGCGGGATAGAGCAGCGTGCGGAAGGTCACGTAGTTTTTCCGAAACACCTGCAGCATTCTCCCGGTCTCGATGGCCTTAATCGCCTCCATGGCCCCATTCGCCGCGGCTCTGTCGATCTGCGTCTCGTCATCGACGTCGCGGATCCGATCCCCGGTGATCGAGGCCCCCGCGCTCTGGTAGTGGCGGTCCTCCTGCTCCAGCTCCGCCTCCCAGGCCTCGTAGTCGAACTCGGTCTCCATCCCGGTCTCGAGGTTACGCACGATGCGCCCGAGGGCGCCGGCGTTGCTCGCGTTGATGGTGATCCGGTATTGCTCCGTGACGGTCTGTGCCCAACGCTTGGAGAACCGGGCACTGAACCCCTGGCACAGCAGCTCGATGTCCGGGTCCGGCACCAGCGACGCGTTGCGGATCTCGTAGCCCCAGGGCATCGGGTAGAGCTTGCCGTTTTGCATGCAGTGGAAGACTTGCGGCTCCGGCAGCGGCTCAAAGCTCAGCGCCTCCAGCCTCCACGCGGTGTTGTTACAGGCGCTCTCGATCATGCCTCTCTGGGGCAGTTGAAACGGATTGTGCAAGAATTCGCACCCGACCTTGGGTTCCATCTCCCAGGCGTAGGTGTATGACCGATAGCGCTTGCGGGTAAAACGATAGTCGAAGGCGATCTCGGTCACCGTGTGCATGCCCCGGGCGTTTGCCAGCTCCAGGCTCGTGGAGTCCTCGATCACGTCGGCGTTGCCGAAGCGATGATCCGGCGCCGATGAGGCGATCCAGTCGGCAAAGTGCCCTGCCCCGTCGACGTCGATGTCATAGCTCCCGTGTTGCGACAGTGAGAGCAGTTCAGCGAGCTCGATACCGGTCAGCTCCTCGCCGTAGACGTTGGCCGAGAATAATCCCCCGACCTCCGTCTGGATTCCTGCAAACGTCATTGACCCAAGCCGCTCTTGGAGCAGGTCGGAACACTTGAAGGTGATCAGCCGGTCCGTCAGGCTGTAGATCGGTTCCAGGATGCGACCACTGAACAGCGGGTAGCGCGTCGAGGCCGTGGCCGAATAGAAGTAGCCGCCGGTGATGGTGATCGGCTTGCGCACGAACTCCAGCACATCGATGCCCGACGCCCAGGGCATGAGTTTTATCGTGGCGATGCGCGACATCCCCTCTTCCGCATCGATGCTCCATTGGCCGGTCAGGTAGGACGAGTAGTCCACACCGTCGATGTAGACCTTGATTTCCCAGGAGCGCCTGGCGTTGTAGCCGGCGGACAGCGGCTCGCTGGCCTGGTGCAGGTAGACCTCGGCGGCCCTGGCCAGGGAACTCTCCTGAATGAAAAGCAAGGAGACGGTGTGGTTGGCGGGCTCGCTCTCCTGGGTCAGGAGTAATGTGCCCTGGCCGTAGTCCGCGCTTGCCTGTCTGATCCGGATCGCCGCTTGTCCCGTACCGGCCTCGGAGACCTGCTCCAGCCATAGCTCAACCTGACCGATATCGCCGAGGTTCGGCTCGGCGTTGAACGGCGTCGTGTTGAACAGGCCGGTGTTGAACATGCCTAGACGGCACCCGTCGCGATCAGCCTACCGATCCAGGTGTTGGCATCCACCCCGTAAAACTCCAGGATCGAATAAGAGTTTGCCGTGGTGTCCAGGGTGGGGGCCACGCCGCCATCCCACAGGATAGTCGCACCCGAGGCACTCCAGGTCACCAGATGGCCTCCGGTCGCGTCCTGCTTAATAATCGCGGTAAAGCGTCCTATCCTTTCGAGCAGCCAGGCCGAGATCGTCACGGCGTCAAAGCTGATCGTGGTGTCTTGGGTAAGGGTGACCTGCTCCGAGCGGTACTCGGGCCGCCAGGGACTGAATGAAAAACTCGCATTCGCCGGCGTCCATTTGTGGGCCACGTGAAACGAGTTCTGCATCGTGTTCATGATCTCGGCGAAGGGTCGGCAGGAGATCTTGGTGCCGATGGGCCAAACCGGTTTATAGCCGTGATGCCAGTAGTCCCGCGCGACGCTGAGGTAGGTGCTGGTTTTGTTGTAGGCCACCACCCGTTCGTAATTGCCGTTGCCGTCTTCGAGCACCAGGGGTATCCCGGCACCGCCATCGGCGGCGATATCGGGCAGCAGCGCGATGTCCGCCGGCGGCAGGTAGAGTTGAATGCCGTAGTATTGCGGCGTGTCGGTGAGCGTCGACTCCCAGTTGTCGACATAGAGGTAATGAAACATCAGATCTCCTCGGCCGTGATGGTCCAGCTGTAGTTGGCCAGGCCATCGATGTTTGACGAATGTTCCGGTTCGGTGACATCGGCGGTGAAGACCGGGACGTAGCTGACCGTGTAGTATTCGGCGCTCGCATTGACGGCCAGCGTCACAACCCTACCCACCACGGTATCGACATTGACTTCAACCAACTCGCCCTCGATGACGGCGTAGCCCGTGATTCCGATGTCGGTTCTGTAGTCCGTCGGCAACGTGATGATGTGGGTACCGGAAACGCTCATCGGCGCTGCGCATTCGATGGTCATCGGCTGGCTCACGTCGAGGCCCGCGAGACCTTCGGGCATCCAGCCGTTCGCACTGATCGTGACTTTCAGCTTGCGCCCTTGAAGCACCTGGGATTTCAGGGACATGTCCATCATCCGGTAGCGCTTCTTGCGCAGGAGCCAGGTATAGGTGTGGCTGAACGAGTGGCCCGCCACCGGGGGAATCGGGATGCCGCCGATCTTGATGTCCATCAGTTACCCGCCTTCGTGGCCGACTCGGACACCAGCTTCACCAGATCCTCGTACCCCTCCGCCTTCTTCAGCTGCACCGGGATAACGATCGGCTTGATGTCGGCTTGGAGCTTGTCCAAAGCACTCTTGTCCACGCTGAGGGTGACGTCGATCTTCTGGTCTTTCATGCGATCGAGTTCGGCCCTGAGCTTCTCAACCTCGGCCATGGACTGCTCGGCCTGGATCAGGCTCTGCTCTTCCTTCGCGCCGGTCGCCTGTTCGACCAGGGCCTCCAGCTTTTTCGAGAGCGTGGTCAGCGTCGCCGTGCCTTGTGTTCCGTTCTCCTTAAGCTTTCGCAGCATGTCGGCCGCTTTCTCCGCTCCGCTGATCGCGCCGTCAAAGTCTTCTGCCTTGAGCGACTGCCGGATGGTCGACATCTGATTGACCACATCGATGAGCCTGATGTTTTTCGCGGAGTCCCCGACCCCCTGCATCTCTTTGGTCAGATTCTTGAAGTATTCCCGCTTCTTCTCCATCGCATCCATCGACCGGTCGAGGCTCTTCAGATCCTTTTCCGCCTCCTTGAGGGACTTGCCGAGCTCCTTCTCGATGGCATCGCCGGTGCCCTGAAAGCTGTTGCGTATGGCCAGTCCTGTTTTCTTGGCGGTCTGCTCAAGCATCGACAGGTTCTGATCCGCATCAAAAGCGGTTTTCGCCGCCTTACCGATCTCTTTTCGTGCTTCGGCGAAGGCCTCGGCGGAGCGCTTGAGCGCCGCATCGATCGTATGGGCTTCACCAGGGTTTTTGATGGCGTCCCAAAATTCAGCCACCGAAATGGCCGTTGCCCGGACGTATTCCGCCAGACTCACGTATCCGACGGAGACCACCGCAATGAGCGAGCCCAGCCACCCCATGACGTTACCGAGATGCATCATCACCGCGGAGGATTCGCCGATGGCCGAGAAGGCCCCGGAGATCGAGTTTTTCAGTCGAGACCAGCTCGCTTCAAACCCCTCCACCCGCTTGCCATCGTCGTAGAGCCGGTTGAGTTCGTCCGCCAGCCTGGGCAGCAGATCCTCGGCGACGAGATCGCCGTCGGCCAGCATCTTGTCGAGTTCCGCCGTGGTGACCCCCATCGCCCTCGCCGCCGCCTGGAACGCTCCCGGGAGACGCTCGCCCAGCTGCCCGCGCAACTCCTCGGCGGAGACCTTGCCCTTGGAGATCATCTGCTGGATGGCCAGCAGTGCACCCTCGGTGTCGGCGCTGGACTTGCCCAGCTTGCCCATGGCCAGTGCCACGGCCTCAAAAATATCCCGGCTCGCCTGCCCCTCAAGGGCCGTTCCCTTGGCGGCGGCGATCAGGCTCAGGTAGGCATTGCCCGCCTCTTTGAGCGGCACGCCGAGCCTGCTGGCGGTCACCCGGAGATAATCCAGCTCTTTGGCGGATTGCTCCGCGGAACCGGTCACCGCCGTAAAACCCCGGCTGAGCTGCTGGGTTTCCACGGAAGCGTCCTTGAACCACTTGAGGGCCGCGGCCAGCGATAGGATCCGAATAGCCCGCCCGAGCATGCCGCCGGAAGCGGCCGCTTCCTTCATCCGGGCGTTCAGGCTCTTTACTCTATCCGTGGTCTTCCTGACGGAGTCGCGCAATCTATCGACGGTGCTGATCGTGCCACGGAAGGCATTCCGGCCTTCTTTATTCGCGTTGGCCGATTCCCGGCCCAATTTGCGCACGGCCGACGCCGCGGAATCGATTCCCGCTTTGACGCCGTTGGTCACGGCTCGGACGATGATTTTGAGATCCAGGCTCATGCAACCTACTTGACGACGAAGGTGAGCCCGTCATGCCATACGAGGCCGTTTGGGTTGCTCACATCGAACAGAGTTAACCGGCAGTTGAGGTGCCTCCCCTTGGGGATGGCTTGATCCCCCAGCTTGAACTTCAGTGCGTCATGGAGCTGGCCGTCCTGCTCGCAGAGCTCCTGGTCGCTCCACCAGATACGGCTGGGACCCAGATCGTCGGAGTCATAATCCGTTCCGTTGATGGTGAGGATCACCCGGGTCACCGACGACAAGCCGACCACCCGCCGGTCCTCGGTGAGAAACAGGTGGTTGGCGTTGTCGTGGCTGAGGTAGATGGGCTCCCGGATCACGACGAGAGGCCTTTAGACAATCCGCACGGTGGGGTTGGAAACGGTGAAGGTGCCGCCGTCGGTGGCCGTCTGGTCGCTGCCGAAGGGGACATCGCCGATGTTTACATCGGGAGTTACCGTGTCGGAGTCGATAAAGAGCACCAGGGCCGGGCTGGGACCGATGGAGCCTCCCGCCGCGGTCCAGACGATGTTGGACCAGGTGGCATCCGCCCGGTCGTTCACGTCGTCCACCGCCAGGGCGTAACCGGCCAGGGTGGCCCCGCCGGTGGTGTAACCGTTGCCGTTGGCCAATTCGTTGGCGGAGACGTTGGAATAGCCGTCGTGGGTGTCGATGTTGAAGACGAAACCGGACGCCATCAGGATACCTTTGACGGTGGCCCCGTCCAGCATCGCTCCCAGCAGCCGGCCCTTAAAAAGATTGCTCATTGCCATGGTGGTTTCTCCTAAATCTTATTCGCCGGCCAGGGCCTGGGCGGCACGCTTCTGGATCAGCCGATCCCGGAACTTGCCACCGTCCTTGATGCCTTCGTCGTGGCTGTGCGCCTGCAGCTGCCGCCAAGCCTCATCCAGGGACTGACGCTCCTCAGCGGGGACCGTTTGGCATTTGTCCTGGTAGGCGATCCGGTGACGCTGCGGCAGGCCGTGGGGAAGGCTGGCCAGCTTCCAGGCGGAGGAACCCTTGAAACGAACCATGACGCCCTCGATACCCAGCATCTCTGCCAGGTCCCGGGTGATGCAGAGCTTCACCACGCCGGTGGCGTACTGGCTGGCCTCGAGCTCCAGCTGCCCGAGATACCGGGGATAGACCGCATCCATGTCCACGATCACCTGCTCCCTGTCCCAGGTGGCCCAGGAGGGCAGTTTGGGCTTCGCTGTCTCGGCCATGTCGAAATCCTCTTAATGGAGCACGCCGCGGCGGGGCGTGATGGAGATCACCGCGTAGCGCGGCGTGTTGCTGATGATCCCGGGCCGGGTGATCACCCCCAGCTGCCCGGGACCGATGATCTGTGCGGTACCCACCAGCTCCCCCTGGGCCACGATGGCCGCGGCGGCCTGGAGCACATTCTGGATCACCTCACCGGTGAGCTCGCCGAAGCTGCTGATCACGTTGGCCGGAAGATCCACGGAAATCTCGTAACCGCCAGCCAGGGTGCCCGCGCCGGCGATGGGCGTGGCTTGAACCACCAGGCCGGTGAATGCGACGCCGTCGACCAATCCGTTGGCGCCGATCATTCCGTTCTGCTGTACATCGATCACGGGAGCTCCCTGGAGCTCGCCGACGACCTGGATGGGGCCGGCGTTGATCAGCACATTTCCGGGAGAGGTCACAATGACCGTTCCCAACAGTTGGCCGTTAGCGCCGATCAACTGCGCGGCGATATCCACAGCAATTGACGCTTGTCCCTCGATCGAACCCGTAGTCGCGATGGGATCGGCTGTAAGCACGACGCCGTTGCTGGTGACCACCGTGGCGTCCAAACTTCCCCCTGCGGTGATGGCAGTCGTCAGACGATTCACGGAAAGGGACACCTGGGCCAACAGATCGCCGGCCGCAGCTATGGGATCCACAGCTCGGTTTACGGATAGATGGTTTCCTGCAGCGAGTTGACTGGAGGCCGCGATGGGATCGGCGTTGATCAGCACCACCTCGGTGATCGCGGCAAGCCCCGACAGGCTGCCGGTGGCCGCGATGGCCGATGCCAAGCGCTGCACCGATAGGATCTTTTGACCGAACAGCGACACCGAGCAGGCAATGGGAGCGACGGGCGGAGAAACCGCCATCTGCCCACTGCCTGACATCGAACCGACCGCACCGATGGGATCCGCCGCCACGTCTACGTTGGCTGTGGCACCGGGCTTGAACGCGAAAATCCCCGTAGTCTTGTTGCTGTTCGAAACCGTCTGACTGAAGGTCGCCAGGATCGCCGCGGCGGTGGTCTGAACCTTCACCTCTCCACCAAAGGAGCCGTTGCTCGCCTGTGCACCCATCGTCCAGCCGGTACCGCCGGAGAGCACCGTGGTCGGCAGGTTGCTGGTGTTTTGCGTGAACGCAGCGAGGAAACACCCGTCCACCGAGGGCGTGATCGTTCCCGATTGAATCGCGTCGGTGGCCGTTCCGGGATTGGCCTGGGGGTTGTAGGCGTGGCTGTCGAAGGGATTTGCGTCGAAAGGACCTTCAATCTCCGCCACCCAGATGCCGCAGTAGCGCGCATTGTCAGTACCGAAGTCCACGCCGATGTTCTGGCTGTCGGAGGCGCTTTGAACAACGCGATAAAAGAGCGTTTGATATTGCCCGTCATGAGCGGCTGAACGACTCGTCACCTCGGCCAGGGCGGCCGCTCCCTGGAAACCGGATGGTGTATTGGATTCCTGCCAGGCCAGTGCACAAAGGATCAGATTCCCCGGCGTTACCGGATTCGCCAGGGTCACATCGAGGATCAGCCGAAAAGTGCCGTTGTATTGATTGTTGACGGCTTGCTGGACGATATCGCCGAACATCAAGCTTCCTCAATCCCACAATACCTTGGCCAGATACCCCAACACCGAAAAGAGCAGGCTGACGACCATCCACCCAATGCGTTCCACGGCCCGCGAAATCCGGCTATTGCCGGCAACCTCCTTTTCCAGCGCGACGATGCGGTCTTCATGATCGTCCACCTTGTGTCCGAGTCGCTCGACGCCGTTCAGATGGTTGCTCAGACGCTCCTCGACCCGGGCCAGAGCCACCATCACATCCTGCAGCTCATCAAGCTTCTTCTCGATGTTGGCGAGACGCGTCTGGATCATCGTTCTCTCAGCGGTGATTTCGGTCATCTTAGATCACGACCATTTCGCGGAAATACTGCGAGAAGTTCCCGGTCTTCGTCGTGTCCTTGAGCAGCTTGCCGCTGACCTTCAGGCCGGCGTAGTTGTCTCCGATCAGGTCCAGGCTGTCGGCCGCGCCGATCTTGACCCGGTGCAGCTTGACCAACACCGCCTTACCGGAGCGGGCCTCGTTCAGGCCCTCGAACAGAACCTCATATTCCTTGGAAGAATTTCTCAGAGCCTCGACAATGTCGTAGTCCGGGTAGGTGTACGTCACGTGCAGCACCTGGTCCTGGGTAATGCCGCCGCCGGTCAGGCAGGTGATACCCGCCGCCGAGAGTTCATAATCGGTCCCCTCGACGTAGGTGGTCGCATCCGTTTGATCCTTAACGACCACCGCCGTCGCACTGGGATGCACGAACTCCACCAGCGCACCAAGCTTCGCGGTGACACTCTCGGGAGTCGAGAGCGTGGCCCCGGTCACGCTGCTCACATCTCCGAACTGCACCCGGGCCAGATTGGTCGCATCGAGATCATGAAGCGTCGCGTTGAACTCCGCGGCCTTGATGCGGCGCATCTCGTTGTAGGTACCTCCTCCCGGCTTGGTATAGTCCGGCAACTCCTTGGTGTCCTCGCTGATCGCCAGCTTGCACTCCGAGGCGTTGCCCACCTGGATCAGGCCGGTGCTCGCGCCGACCTCCCGCATGTAGATCTTGCCCGAGCCGCTGTAGCTGAAGTCTTGCATGTGCGGTTTCTCCTACACTTGCTGGTGGATGGATACGCGCCTAATAGGCCCGATGCTGTGTCCGGGTGGCGAACGCCAACGGGAAATAGGCAAACCCCGCGTCGCTGTAGGCCGGCTTCGGCGAGTCCGCGAACCGCAACGGCTTATAGCCTTGGCCCGGTCGCCAACCGATGCTCGCCCGGATCACCTCGTCGATGATCTCCGAGGCCTTCTGGCGCTTGCCCGCCGACTGATTGCGTTGACTCGAACTTCGGACGCAAACCACCGCGAGCCAGCGGTGCTCGATCTCCTGCACGGACCCTTGACCGACCTCATTGGTGGGTGCCCAGCCGTCGTAAATGACATGGACCGAGGGCGCCACCTGGGCCTTTTCCTCGATCTGCGCGAGTTCGTCGGAACTGTAGATCCGCGCGCTGACCCGCTGCTGGTAGCGCTCGATGAGGGCGTCTTCGGCGTCCAGGAAACTCACGATTCATACCCCCAGATGGTTCTTCACCGCGTTGAGCGCACTGTCCTTCCACGCCTGGGGCAGCAGGATGTTGCCTCGGACGATGGGCATGAAGGGACGAGGTTTTATATTGACCTTCTTGGTCTTCACCCACTTGCCTCCCACCTTGAACACCAGCCACGGCGCGACCCTGGGTCGGATCGTCGCTCCGAACTGATGCACCGGCGCATAGATCACGTTGGTGCCCACCGCCGCCTGGCTGTTGCTGGCCTGGGTGGTGAGGCTTCTCTGCAGGCGTCCGGTATCCCGCAACGGCTGCCCGGCCCGGGCGACCGGCGCCCAGGACTGGCCGTAGGGGTCCACGCCTCGCCGGAATCCCAGATTGATGCGCGACAGGAAAGACGAGCCGATGGCCCGATGCAGGGGCAACAAGTGGCTGGCTTGCTGGTTGATGCGCTCGAACTTCAGCAGGACCGCCGCGTCGTCGATGTTGATCTCGATGCCGTCGGTCATCAGAACGCCTCCAGGGTCTGCGCCGTGAAAATTCGCTCGGAGGCCTCAAAGGCAGTCAGCGACGAAGACCGCGAGGCCTCCGCCGCGTCGAGAACGATGACGCCGGCGGCGATGCGCTTGAGGTCCTCGATCGCTTGCTTGTTGCGCGAGGCGACCTCTTCCGGAGCCTTGGCGTCGTAGAGGCGATAACGCACGAGGTCGTTGGCGATCCCGACGATGAGCGCCGGGGCCGCCGTCATGGGCAGGGTGTAACGGCCACGCAGATAGCCATCGATGACGCTGTCGGCATAGGCGATCGCGCGATCGAGAACGCCGCCGTCGGAGGCTTCGTCCTGGTCACGATCGAGCAGCTCGACGAGCTCCTCCTCGCCGAAGGCCTCGATCAGGATGGCTTGCGTGGTGTAGGGCATTACTTGCCGTCCTTTCCGGTACCGGCGCCCTGCCCCGAGTTCTGCGCCTTCTCCGGGACGGGAGTCAGTGCTCCACGCTCAACCAAGCGTTTCACCGCCGGATCGGTATCGTCCAACACACCCGTTTTGCCCGGGAGGATGATGGTCCTACCCTGGCCTTCGCCGTGCTCGACCTTCCAGTTGGCGTAAAATTCGCGTTTTGCCATGTCTTAAGCTCCAAGTTCAGATTAAAAAACCGCGACTCTATCCGCCGACGATCAGACGACAGCGTCCTGAAAGAAAAACCCAACATCGGGGGCGGTGATCATCTCCTTGATCGATTCGCCGACCCGCACCACCACGCCACCGCGCAGGCCGATGTTCTCGTCCTCCTTCTCCCAGGCCAGCCGGGTGTCGTAGGTGGCACTGAAGCCGAAGGTGATTTCGTCGGGGTCTACCAGGTTCTGATCGATGTAGAGCATCGCCGCGTGATTGCCCCACGCGCGGGCCATCGTCTCGGCCTGGCCCTTGTTAGCGGTGTTCAGCCAGGCCTCGCCCACCAGGAGACGCTCGAAGTTGAGCAGGTTGCGCAGTTGCTCCAGAGTCGCCACGCCCTTATCTCCCGTGGTCCCGTGGATCGCCTGGATGATATGGGGGTGGCGCACCAGCTTGCTGAACACGGTACTACCGAGCACCAGGGTGTTGGGCTTGATCAGCATGCCTTCCCGGGCATCGTAGATGTCATCGATCGGGCGGCTGGCGTTGGTGGCGTAGTCCGACCACTGGGCCGTGCCCGACAGGGTGGTCTTGTTCGCGATGGGATAGACGGCGGGGTTGAACACCGCGTTCGCCACCCGCAGCTCTCGACCCAGATCGATCTTCTTGGTCAGCTTCAGCGAGGCGTTGTTCTTCGGGTCGAAGTTGGCCATCCGGGCCGCCGCGTCGATGTCGGACTTCGGGATCGGCGTCTCAAGGCCACGATCCACCACCGAGCCGTCCTGCTGGCCGGCCGAGAACTCGATGCGGTTGACCCGCCCGGTCCGACCCACCAGGTCGTCTTCGATGATGAAGTGTTCCTTCCCGTGGACGGTGTATTTGAATTGCTCCCCCGGGACGGGAACGCGAGGCAGCACCAGGTCCGCGATATGGGCGCCGTTTTTATAGCCCATGGCGATGGCGGTCAGCGCCGGGTTTTTTACAAAGGGACGTGCCGAGGACATAACCTTGCTCCTAAACTATTGCTGAGAATTCAGGTAACAAAACCCGAACGATTAGGCGACGCCGGCCACGGCCAGAATGCCGCGATCGATCAGAACGCCGTGGATGTCGCCAAGGACGCCGGACGCCATGGCATAACCGATGAGCCGCTGGCCCTCGGCATTCGCCGTGATCAC